TGATTCATCACTGCAACAATTGATAGATAATATCGTTGAAATATATCTTCGCACGCTGTACAAGCTTAAATTCTTGGCATAAGGATCATCATGGAACTTTTAAACCCAATGAGCAAAGCGGATTTTCCCGCTTTTACCGCAACTGCTGGCGCAAGTGCAGGCAACACAACCGCATGGAACGCCGGCCCACAAGGCGTTTTGGTTTGGTGCGAAGTGCCTTGCTATGTTGAAGTGGGCGTTGGTGCTGTGGCTACCAGTGCCAGCACACCAATCCCCGCTTACACACCTATCCCGTTTGTTCTGACACTCAGTTCAAACGGCTCCCCTTGGCGTGTCAGTGTGATACGAATTGGTAGCACAGACGGCACTGCGTATTGCAAACCGATCAATAAGCAATGAGCTTTGGTGTAGCCCTTCGCAATTCGGTGGCCATTGGCCTAGCTGGCATCGTCACGCTGTTTTCAGGCACACGCGACAGTGGCGGCTCGGTGGGCAACCTTCTCACCGAATCTGGCGACAACCTCGTCCAAGAGGACGGTGGGCAAATTCTTTTGGAGTGACCTAAATGGCCGTATTTCTCTCTCCAGTGGGCGGCGTTGCGGCCCAGTTTTTCACTAATACCGGCGCTGTTCTGACGGGTGGCAAGCTGTACACCTATCTTGCTGGTACAACCACACCCGCTACTTCATACACTACCAGCGCTGGAAATGTTGCTCGCACCAATCCTGTTGTGCTGGACTCGGCAGGCCGAGTGCCTAGCGGCGGTGAAATTTGGATTTTGCCAATTGCATACAAATTTATCTTAAGAGATTCCAACGATGTATTGATCGCAACATACGACAATATTTTTGGAATTGGTGCAACAGCCGTTCAAAACTACACAGGAAATGGCTCGACTGTTGGATATGCGGTTTCAGGAAATGTGGTTGCTGTTTACATTAACGGCGTATATCAAAATAGAAACACATATTCTTTTTCGGGCGGCACACTGACATTCAGTGAAGCACCGCCATTTAATTCTTTAATTGAAATCTTGTACAACTGATAAGGAATCATCATGGCAGATAAAAAAATCTCCGCGCTGACCGCAGCATCCACCCCATTAGCAGGAACTGAAGTTCTGCCAATTGTTCAATCTAACGCAACGGTAAAAGTGGCCGTGTCTGATTTGACAGCAGGCCGTGCAATTAGCGCAACTCAACTTACTTTAACCACTGGCAATTTGATTGTCTCAAATGGCCAAGGTGTTGACTTTTCTGCCACGCCAGGCACAGGCACAAGTGAGTTGCTAGATGATTATGAAGAAGGTACTTTTACACCAGTTATTGTGGGCAACACTACCGCAGGAGCTGGCACGTACACTAGTCAAATTGGACAATATACAAAAGTAGGCAACCGTGTTTTTATTCAAATTCGTGTAGATTGGTCTGCACACACAGGAACAGGAACTACTGCATTGGCAGGGTATCCTTTTACCAGCGGTGCAACTTGTTACGGCTCTTTTACGGTACGTTTTGACAACGCTTTTATAGTAACTGTAGGGAATGTGCCAATGTGTGCCTTTTTACCGCCTTCTGCTACACAAGGAAATTTGATTCAATATGAACTTGCAACAGGGAGCTCAGGTACTATACCAATTACTTCTACTGGCTCAGTTACCGTAAATGGTCACTATGATGTTGCTTAAATTAGAGAAAGAAAAGTATGTCTTTAACTAAAGTTACCTATTCAATGATTGATGGGCAGTATTTAAGTGCTGCGGACTTTGGTGCGACAGGGGATGGAGTTACCGATGACACAGCGGCTTTAAATGCGGCTTATGCGGCGGCGGCTGCGTCAAAACAAAACTTATATATTCCGGCTGGAAACTATCTTTTTACTTCTCAATTGATTTGGAATAAAAACGTAAGTGTTTATGGACAACGCGAATTTACAAATTTGCGTAAGCAAGGTAATTTTGATGGCGTTTTAATAACTGCTTCCGCAGCAGGATGCACCTTTGACTCATTTAATGTTCATGGAAAAACAGGGAATGGCAAAAGTGGCATTGTTATTCGTGGAACTTCGTATATAAATGTTCAAAATGTTCAATGTTTTTCTCATGCCTTAGATGGTATTTATATTGACAACACATTGGCAACTGGAACTAATGGAACTTTTAAAGCAAATTTTGTAAATATTGTTTGTTCATCCAATGGTAGAGATGGAATTGGAATTGACGGTACAGGCCCCGGCACTTCAGGTGCTCCAGATAACATCTGTAATGCTTGTGTTTTTAATGACATCAATCTTACGGGGAATGGTGGGTATGGATTTAAACAATATGGTAATGACCAAGCGGGCTATCACGCTGGTTTAAATATAGGTTGCGAAAACAATACTGTAGGCGGCATGTTGATTGAAGGTATAGCAAATTTTTTATCTATTTATGTTGAATCAAATGGCACTAGCGGTTTAAATTTAGGATCAACATCAACAAGAAACATAATTGTTTTGCAAGGCGAAGATGTTAATTCTTACAGAGATGTTGGAGCAAACAATACAATTATGGGCGGCGGTATTCCTGGCATTAGAACCAGTAGTGTTAGCGCACCGTTAAACCCAGAAAATGTTGTTGGTCGTAATTTAAGTTTGGGCGCGGCAAGCAGTTCTTCAACATCCGCAGCGTTAAAAGGCGGCGACTTACTTCTTTTTGGCGGCGATGCTGCTGGCCCTGTGGGAACTGCGGGCGGCGGCAACCTGCGTTTTCAAGGTGGGACGGGAATTGGCGGTGGTAATTATGGCCCTGTTGTCATTCAACCAGTTGGTGGCGGTGTTGTAATAGGCTCTGAAAATCAAGGAACTGCAAGTACCTTAATAAAATTTGATAGTACAACTCGCGCTGTTCAATACGCTGGCATAACTACTACACAAAGAAATGCGTTAACACCCTTGGCCGGTATGCTTATTTTTAATTCGTCGACAAGTAAATTGCAAGTTTACGATAGCGCAAATTGGGTTGATTTGCACTAATTTTTTTAATAGGAGATTTAAATGAGCTTAGAAAAAGTTATTTCTGTAGACCAGATTGAAGTTGTTAAAAACGGCTCCATTCAAGTTCGCACCAAAACTACTATCAAAGAAAATGACGTAGAAATCAGTAATACGTTTCATCGTCATGTTGTTGTGCCTGGCGCTGATGTAAGTGGCGAAGATGCCAAAGTGCAAGCTATTGCCGCATCTATTCACACTGCTGAAGTTATTGCCGCATATGAAGCTGCAAGAGTTGCACAGTCAGAGTAATCTGGTGTAAGATTAAAACAACTGTATCGGCCCAGTTGACCGAGGAATCTTAGGATTCAGAAAAAATGACTCAAGAAGTCCAAGCCCTAGCGGAAGTAGACTCCGCGCCAACCACGGATGTGACGGCCACACCTGAAGTTGCTGAAAGTACGCCGGAAGTAGCTGAAACACAGCCAAGCAAGACATTCTCGCAAGAGGAACTTGATGCTGCTATTGGCAAACGCCTCGCAAGAGAGCAACGTAAGTGGGAAAGAGAACAAGCACAGCGGTCTGCGGAAACGCAAATTGTGAGAGCTGCTCCAACTGCATCCGTTGATCAATTTGAAAGCCCTGAGCATTATGCGGAAGCATTGGCTTACCAAAAGGCAGAAGAACTGATCGCTAAACGTGAAGCGGCCAAGCAGCAATCGGCTGTTCTTGAGAGTTATCACGATCGTGAAGAAGAAGCTCGGACTAAGTATGATGACTTTGAACAAGTCGCTTACAACCCTAAACTTCCGATCACAAACGTGATGGCAGAAACGATCCAGTCTTCGGACGTTGGGCCAGAGTTAGCGTACTATCTCGGCTCAAATCCTAAAGAAGCAGATCGCATCTCACGCATGTCGCCCTTGAGCCAGGCGAAGGAAATTGGGAAAATTGAAGCCAAATTGGTTTCTTCGCCCCCAGTTAAGAGAACAACATCTGCGCCACCGCCGATTTCTCTTGTCACCGCACGCTCCAATGGAGTGTCGGCTTACGATACTACTGATCCACGGTCTACCAAGTCCATGAACGCATCAGAGTGGATTGAAGCTGAACGCAAACGGCAAGTAAAAAAGTGGGAAGCGCAGAACCGCTAAAACTTTGACTTTTTTTTTGAAAGGACTGAAATGTCTAATAGTATTCTGACCATTGACATGATCACACGTAAGTCTCTCGAAATCCTTGAGAACAACCTTGTGATCACCCGCAACGTGAACCGCCAGTATGACGACTCTTTTGCTGTTGAAGGCGCAAAGATCGGCTCTACACTGCGTATCCGTTTACCTGACCGCGCTTTGGTTACTGACGGCGCCGCCTTGCAAGTGCAAGACGACAACGAGCAGTTCACCACTTTGACCGTTGCCAGCCAAAAGCACATCGGTGTCAACTTCACATCTGCTGAATTGACCATGCAATTGGATGACTTCGCTGAGCGTGTGTTAAAGCCCCGTATTAGCCAGTTGGCATCTTCTATTGATGCAGACGTGGCCAATGCGTACAAATCAATCGGTAACACCGTTGGTACACCAGGCACTACTCCTTCTACTTCTTTGGTCTTGCTCCAAGCCCAGCAGAAGCTGAATGAAAACGCGGCCGTGATGTCCCCACGTTACGCTACCGTGAACCCTGCTGCTAACGCTGGCTTGGTTGAAGGCATGAAAGGTCTGTTCAATCCTACAGACACTATCAGCAAGCAATTTAAGAACGGCATGATGGGCACTGGCGTGTTGGGCTTTGACGAGATCAACATGTCTCAGTCAATCAAGCAGCACACTACTGGCTCACGCCTCACAACCTCAACAACATTGGTAAAGACCCCCGGCGTTACCGCCGAAGGTGCAACTTCCATTTTGTTGGAACAAGGTTCAGTGTCTACTACCATTAAAGCTGGTGACGTGTTCACAATCAGTGCTTGCAATGCTGTGAATCCACAAACCCGTGAATCTACTGGTTCGTTGTTCCAGTTCGTTGCTTTGGCTGATGCAACCGCTTCATCTGGCACTTGGACTGTGACTGTGGCTCCTATGTACTCCGCTGCAAACGCTTTGGCTACTGTGGATGTGTTGCCTGCAACTGGCGCAACTGTGACCTTTGTTGGCGCTGCATCTACTCAGTACGCTCAGAACTTGGTCTATCACAAGGATGCCATCACCTTTGCAACTGCTGACTTGCTGTTGCCCCAAGGTGTTGACATGGCTGCTCGCGCAGTTCACAACGGTATTTCTTTGCGTATCGTGCGCCAGTACGACATCAACAATGACCGTATGCCTTGCCGTATTGACGTTTTGTACGGTTTTAGCACAATCCGTCCACAAATGGCCTGCCGCATCTGGGGCTAATCTGAATACCCCTTCGGGGGTTTCATTTTGTAACATCTTTTTAAGGAATTTATCATGGCATTACCTAATGGTTCTGGTGGCTATCAAGTTGGCGCAGGCAATACAAGCGAAGCACAACTGATTGTCCAAGGCGCTCCTACTGCAATTACTGCAACTACCGCAACCCTAACTGGCGCTCAAATGGCCATCGGGTTGATCACTAGCAACACCTCGGCTGACACAGTCGTGACGTTGCCTACCGTTGCCGATTTGGAAGCCGCAATTAGCAGCGCCCAAAAAGTCAACGCTGCATTTGACTTTGCAGTTGCTGTCGATGACACTGCATATCAATGCACATTGGCTACCGCTACTGGTTGGACTTTGCTCGGCAACATGGTGGTGTTGGAAAACACCGGCGCTTTGTTCCGCGCTCGTAAAACCGGCGATGGTTCTTGGACTTTGTACCGCATCGCGGGCTAAATTAAATGGGGGTCTAAACAACCCCCATTTTTAAAGGAACAATTATGGCCAATTCCAAACCCGTAGGCGTTGCGTATTCTGACCCAGAACTTGTTGCTGGAACCACCATCACTGGCGCTACCATCACTGGCTCTACTTCAACAAGCGCTACCGTTAGCGGCACGTTTACTTCGACTGCAACTACAGGCCCAGTAATTGCAAACGCTACTGCTGGTCTGTATTTCTTGACAAGCGCAATTACAGCTAACACCACCACCACCACTGCGCCAGTTGGCTCATTGGCTACTACTACCAATGCTACTGGCCTTGGCAAGCTGTTTATTGCAGACGGCACTAAGTGGCAGTATCCTGTTGTTGTCTAAACCAAATGGGGGTCTAAACAACCCCCATTCTTAAATTATGATCATTTATCTTTCTCACCCTGTTCATGGCGCTAAAGTGGCAACCATGGATTTAGAGGCTGAAATGGATGAAAAAAATGGCTGGACTCGCTATAATCCAGATACGCTTTCTGAACCTGAAGCGGCTCCTGTGAACGTGCTGGAAGTTAAACGCCGTAGAAAAACCGCAACTGAGGTTTAAGCATGACAACGTACACCGCTGGCGAACAAATCAATCGGGCGCTTCGGCTCCTTGGCGTGCTTGCTGAAGGTGAAACGCCCTCTGCATCGGTTTCTCAAGACGCTTTGATGGCGTTCAACCAAATGATTGACAGCTGGAATACAGAGCGTTTGGCTGTGTTTTCTACGCAAGATCAAATCTTTACATGGCCTGCAAGTTTTATTAGCCGCACGCTTGGCCCAACTGGTGACTTCATTGGCCTGCGCCCGATTTTATTGGACGATGCTACATATTTCAAAGCACCCAATGGCGTGTCGTATGGCATCAAAATGATCAATCAACAGCAGTACAACGGTATTGCTGTTAAGACCGTGACCTCTACCTACCCACAAGTTATGTGGGTAAACATGACGTTTCCTGATATTGAGATATACCTTTATCCAAGGCCCACACAAAACTTGGAGTTTCACTTTGTATCGGTTGAAGAACTAACGCGGCCCGCTGATTTGTCAACGGTCATGTATTACCCACCAGGCTATTTGCGTGCGTTTACATACAACTTGGCCATGGAGTTTGCTCCTGAGTTTGGTGTTGAGCCAAGCCAGCAAGTGCAGCGCATTGCCATGACTTCTAAGCGTGACTTAAAACGCATTAACAACCCTGATGACGTGATGGCGCTGCCTTACGCATTGGTGGCCAACCGCCAGCGTTTCAACATCTATGCCGGTAATTATTGATGAAAACGCCGATTCTTGGATCGTCTTATGTAGTGCGGTCTGTCAATGCGGCAGACAACCGCATGGTCAATTTGTTCCCCGAGATTATTCCCGAGGGTGGTAAAGAGCCAGCGTTTCTTAACCGCGCACCAGGTTTAAAGTTACTCAATACCGTTGGCACCGGGCCGATCCGTGGCTTGTGGGCGTTTTCATCGGATGATGGTACTGGCTTTGTTGTTTCTGGCACTCAACTTTACAAGATCAACAACAGCTACACAGCCACGCTAATTGGTTCTGTAAGTGGTACTGGGCCGGTCAGCATGGCTGACAACGGCACGCAATTGTTTATTGCTTGTAATGGCCCTAGCTACATCTATAACGCCAATACAGGTGGTTTTGGTCAGATTACTGATCCTGATTTTCCTGGTGCTGTAACTGTGGCTTACTTGGATGGCTACTTTGTGTTCAATGAACCAAACAGCCAAAAACTGTGGATTACTACATTGCTTGACGGCACATCCATTGACCCTCTTGATTTTGCTAGCACCGAAGGCTCGCCTGACGGCCTGCTTGCCGTGGTGTCCAATTTTCGAGAAATATGGGCATTTGGCACAAACTCAATTGAAGTTTGGTTTGACTCTGGCGCAACCGATTTTCCTCTCCAACGCATTCAAGGCGCGTTTAACGAATTGGGTTGTGCTGCTCCCTACTCTATAGCCAAAATGGACAACGGACTTTTTTGGCTTGGCCGTGACCGCCGTGGCCAAGGTATTGTCTACCGCGCCAACGGCTACACTGGCCAGCGCATCTCAACTCACGCAGTCGAATGGCAGATTCAGCAGTATGACGGTATGTCAGACGCAATTGGCTACACATACCAACAAGACGGCCACAGTTTTTATGTACTGGTTTTTCCTAGCGCTAACACCACTTGGGTTTACGATGTGGCAACGCAAGCCTGGCATGAGCGTGCGGGTTGGAGCAACGGCGCGTTTACTCGGCATCGAGGCAATTGCCAAATGGCGTTTAACAACAAGATTCTCATTGGCGACTTTGAAAACGGCAATGTTTACGCATTTGATTTAACTGATTACAGCGACAACGGCGACATTCAAAAGTGGCTTCGCACATGGCGTGCGCTGCCAACTGGCCAAAACAATTTAAAACGTACCACCCAACACAGCTTGCAATTAGATATTGAATCTGGCGTTGGTTTAAATGGGTCAATGATTTCTGAAACCATATATCTTTTGACCGAAAACGACGAATATTTGATTACCGAAAATGGTGATTATTTGATTAGTGATGACCCAACGCCTGTTACTCAAGGCAGTGATCCACAAGTCATGCTTCGTTGGTCGGATGATGGTGGTCACACTTGGTCAAATGAGCATTGGTCACCAATCGGAAAAATTGGTGAATATTACAAGCGTGTGTTTTGGCGGCGTTTGGGAATGACGCTGAAGCTGCGTGATCGCGTCTATGAAGTGTCTGGCACTGATCCCGTAAAGATTGACATCATGGGCGCTGAACTCATTTTGAGTCCAACGAATGCCTAGCCCTAACGCTACGCCAACGCCAATCACGCCCCCACGGGTGCCGTTGATTGACCCTCGCACGGGCTACATTGACCGTGCTTGGTATTTGTTTTTCTTGTCGCTTAACAATGTTGCCACAGGCGTTATTGACGACTCTGGCCTTACGTTTAGTTCTGAGTCTTTAATTGCGTCTTACGATGCGGCTTTGCAAGCACTGGCGCAAGAAGTTGAAACCCAGCCTTTGCCGGTTGATTTAAGTGCTGAGTTGATTAAACAGATTGAAGCGGCTGGTCTTGAGGATTGTTGTTCTGGCTTGTTGTCTCAGATTGCCGAGTTGCAAAAACAGATTGAAACGCTTTATGTCTTGCCTCCGCCTTCATTGGGGACTGTTGTTGCGGTAACGGCCACAGCGCCCGTGGTGTCTTCTGGCGGCATAGCGCCTGACATTAGTCTGGCGGCAGGCTATGGTGATACGCAAAACCCTTACGCTGCCAAGACCGCTAACTATGTGCTAGCTGGCCCTACATCGGGCGCGTCTGCCGTGCCCACTTTTAGGGCTTTGGTGGTGGCCGATATTCCTGTGTTGCCTTATGGTGATGTCTTTGGCCCCGCTAGCGCCACGGATAACGCTATTGCTAGGTTTGATAGCACTACGGGCAAGTTGATTCAAAATTCTGTAGTCACAATTAGCGACACAGGCGCAACTACAGGTGTTACAACATTAGCTGCTTCTACTAGCGTTACTACACCTATAGTTCAAGCATCAAATTCTGCTGGTTTATCGCTTAAAAATGCGTCAGGCACAACTCAAATGAGTGTTGGTGCTGGCGGCGGCGATAATATGTCCATCAATGTTTCTACCAATTTAAACGGTACAAACGCACAAATAGACATTAGTCCTACGGGCACTGGCCATGTGCATATAAAGCCTAGTGGTATTGGTTCGGTTGAAATTGCTCCTACTAATGTAGGAACAATTGACAACATGACTATTGGGGCTACAACTCCTAAAAACGCAAGTGTTGTAGATTTAAGCGTTACAGGAACACTCAGTTTTGATGCAGCACAAGGAACAGCAGGTCAAGTCCTTACATCGGCTGGAACAGGTGTAACGCCTACTTGGACAACGCCAGTAATCAACACAGTGTCTGCGCCAGTTACCAAGACAGCTAACTTTACCGTAGCCGATGGTGAGGCTTGGTTAATTAACAATAAGTCAGGGTCAACTTGCACGGTTACTTTACCTGCTGCTGCAAGTTGGACGGGCCGCCAGTTAATTTTTAAAAATATGCAAGCGCAGACTTTAGTTTCAGCATCAAGCGATGTTGTGCCAATTGACAGCACCAGCGCTGGCACCGCAATCCTCTTGGCAGTTGTAGGAAATTGGGCGACAATGGTGTCTGACGGCACAAATTGGATCATCATGCAACAGGCCGCTAACAATTGCCTATTATTGGAGTAAACCATGACTGTATCTGTAAAAGTCCTCGTACCGGCTAAATTTGCCGAAGCAACCCAAGTTACTCAGTACACCGCAACTGGCGTGACTGCCATTATTGACAAGTTTACTGCCACCAACATCAGCGCTACAGCGGCCACAATCTCTGTGAACTTGGTGACAACCGCAGGCTCTGCGGGCAACACCAACTTGATCACAAAGACCAAGACGCTTCAGGCATCTGAGGTTTATACGTTTCCTGAATTAGTCGGGCAAGTGTTAAGCATTGGTGATTTCATCAGTACAATTGCCGGAACAGCCAGCGCAATCAATATCCGCGTCAGCGGTCGTGAGGTAACCTAAATGGGATTTTTTAGTGATTTATCTGCCGGATTAGTTTCCAAAGCGGCTAGCGCTGCGCCAAATACCGCCATCAATATTGACGGAACTTATTACCAACCTCAATACGCAAGTACAGGTTCAGGCGAAACTTTTGAACAAGGCCCGCTGACAGGTTTTCTTTCATACGCTGCTGATGCAAATAAGCCTGGCGGCGCGTATAGCACGTACGATCCTACGGGCAAATTTACCGGCACGGGCACACAGCAAAAAGTTAGCAACAACATGTTGCCGTTTTTGTTAGCCGCAGGTGGTATGGCTTTTGGTTTGCCGCCTGGTCTTGGTGAAGTTGGTGCGGCAGGCACAGCGGGTATGACCGCAGCCGAAATAGCAGCATTAACTGCTACAGACTTAGCTGTTGGTGGTGGTGCTTTGGCGGGCACTGCACCATTGACTGCTGCTGAAATTGCCGCATTAACTGCTCAAGATTTAGCTATTGGTGGCGGTGCTTTAGCAGGAACACCGCCATTAACTATACCTGGATTGCTACCGCCTCCCGTAGTTGTTCCACCCGGCGGTGGTGTTCCTCCTGTGGTTACACCTCCTGTGGTTCCACCTCCTGTGGTTACACCAGTGGTTACACCCCCAGTTGTTCCTCCTGTGGTTGTTCCTACAAATTTAGCTAATTTGGCAGTTCCTGCGGCCATTGCGGCAACCAGTTTGATAGGCGCAGACGCAGCAAAAACTGCCGCCGCAACTCAAGCCAATTCAGCTACACAAGCCAATGAATTGCTCTACAAGATGTACCAAGAGCAAAAAGGTCTGCAAGAGCCTTTCCGTGGTGCAGGCATTTCAGCGCAAAACAGGTTGCTTGATCTGTTGGGCTTGAGCCAAAACAAAGGCGCAGAAGGTTTTGGCAGATATTCAAAAGACTTTGGCATGTCTGACTTCACTGCTGATCCTGGCTATGCTTTTCGTTTGTCCGAAGGCCAGAAAGCCTTGGAGCGCAATGCAGCGGCTCGCGGTGGTCTGATCTCTGGTGGCGCATTAAAAGCGGCCACACGATATGGCCAAGACATGGGTTCGCAAGAATACCAAAGCGCGTTCAACCGCTACCAAACAAACCGCGCTAATCAGTTGGCTCCTTTGGGCAGTTTGCTCAGTACAGGCCAAGCGGCGGCAAGCAATCAGTCAGCGGCTGCGGGCAACTATGGCACGCAAGCAGGCGGTAATTTAACCAGCGCAGGCGCGGCAACGGCGGCTGGCCAAGTTGGTACTGCCAATGCGTTGACAAATGCGTTAGGCTCGTATTTAAACTATTCATCTAGCCAAAATCTGGCAGATTCCATTCGCAGATCCACATACGGCCCATAAGGAATAATCATGGCTCTCGATCCATCTATTGCATTGGGCGTGCGCCCTCTCCAACTGCCAGACCCATTGGCGCAAATGGCGCAGGTTTCGCAGATTAAATCTGGTCAACAGCAACAACAACTCAATCAAATGAAGATTGAGGAGTTAATTGCTGATCGAAAAGAACTTAATGATTTTGCCGTCAAACTTCAAGACCAAGGTATTACTCCTCGTCAATACATGGAAATGCTTAGATCATCACGCGATCCTGTAAGACAAAAATCAGGCGTGGAAGGTTTGATGCGTCTAGATGAACAAGACAAATTCGAACGTATTGGTAAAGGACTTTATCCTGAGCTGTTTGGTGCTGCACCTGCTGCACCTAGTGCAATGGGCGCTGTTGCCGCACCTGTTGCGGCACCTACGCCTTCGATGATGCGTCAGCCTGTTGCTGCGCCAGCCGCACCAACGCGAGATATGTTGGGCACTGGCATGTACGGCATGCAACCCACAAATGCTTTAGCGCCTAATGTTGCACAGGCCGCGCCTGTCAATGCGTTGGCCGCTAGCGTTGCGCCTACAGAGCCTACTGGTAAGACCGCAGATCAACTGCGCCGTGAAATTATTTTGTTTAGCCAGTCTGGCGACCCTCGCGCCAAAGCAATGGCGGACATGCTTAAAACTCAATTAACTGAATTAAGCAAAGCACAAACTTTGTCGCCTGGTCAACAACTTTATGCTGGTGGTAAGGTTGTATACACAGCGCCCGAAAAAGACTCTGAGTTTGAAAGATTATTAAAAAATTCTGGGCTACCAGACGCAGAAAAAACCAGACTTCGCATTGCACGCGCACAAAAAGAAGCAACGCACGCGCCAGGTACAACTGTTACTGTTAGTACAGAGAAAAAGTACGGCGAAGCGTTTGGTAGCAAACTTGCAGATGTAGACATTACTAAGATGACTACTGCTGAAACAGCGCCAGCAATGGCTGAAAACGCTAATCGAATTATTGGTCTGGTGAAACAAGGCGATGTATTTACAGGCCCGATTGCCGACGTTAAGTTAAATCTTGCGCGCGCGTTAAATGTAGCAGGTGCTAACAATGAAGAAAAAATTGCTAACACTGAACTGCTTATTGCAGGAACAGGCCAAAGCACTTTAAATGCAATTAAAGGCGCTGGTTTGGGTACTGGACAAGGATTTACTGATAAGGATCTTAAATTCTTGCAAGGTATTGCGGGCGGCACAATTGGTTTGACTCAAAAAACACTTACGGACTTGGCCACACTACAGCACCGTGTTGCAACAAGCAGCGCAGCCGCTTGGAACAAACGGGTTGGAGAAATGCCAAAAGAAGTGGTGCAAGGCACTGGCCTATCTGTCACACCAATTAAAGTGCCTCCACTATCATCGATTATGGGCGGCGCGGCGCGTCCAGCAGGTGTCGGCGCTAATTGGACATTTGAAAGCGATGCCGCAGGCAACAAAGCATGGGTTAGCCCAGATCGTAAATCATTCAAAGAGGCGCAATAATGGCTTTTGATCTTAGCACCGCCGCGCCAGTCGCAACTGGTGGATTTGATCTTAGTACGGCAAAGCCAATACCAAGCGGTGGCGGCATCCCCGGCCCCCGCCGCGCTTGGTCTGACGTGCCCGGCGAAGCCTTGGCTAATGTTGGTACAAGCGCGCAAAAGTTTTTTGGTGGCGTTGTTGAAGCGGTTACTAGCCCCATACAAACCGCCAAGGGCGTGCTTGACATTGGTGCTGGCGCGCTTCAAAACGTGCTACCTAAGAATGTTGTTGATTTTGTCAATCAATTTGACGCGCACCCAGAAGCCGCGCAACAGGCGGTTAAAGTTGCTAACGCTGTTGGCGGCATGTTCAAAGAGCGCTATGGCAGTATTGAAGGGTTAAAAAATACGCTTGCTACTGACCCAGTAGGCGCGGCGGCAGACATGTCTACCTTGTTTTCTGGTGGCGCGGCGGCTACAACAAGAATGGCGCCCGGCGTATCTAAGATTTTAACTAGCGCGGCCAATATAACTAACCCTATGACGCCTGTTGTTGCGGGCGTTACCAAGGCAGGCGCGCCTGTTGCGTCTGCGATAGGTAAAACGGTAGAAGCCCTTAAAGGCGAACTCCCCGCGCAAAAAGCCGCTAGAATTGCCCGCGAAGCCGCAGGGCCAGCGCTAGAAGACATCCGCACAGCCGCAATAAATGCGCCGTCAAATCTTACCGCCGCACAAGCAATTTCAGGTGTTACTGAACGCGCGCCAGCCATGCAGGCTTTGGCCGCTGATGTCGAATCTACACTTGCAGGGACGCAAAAGTTTTTTCCTAAACAACAAGCTGAAATTCGAGGCCGTGAAGCCGCCATTCAAACAGTTACGCCTGATAAAGTGGCGGCTACTGCCGCGCGTAAGCAAGCAACTGAACCGTTGTATCAAGCGGCAAATAAAGCCGCTGCACAAGTAAGCCCTGAATTGCAAAGCGTATTTGAACGACTCCCGATTGGGACGTTAGAAAAAGCCGCTGAAATTGCAAGAATGGATAGCCGTCCATTTATTATTGGCGAAACTAAAGTTGCGCAAGAAATCCCAACAGGGCTGGTTACTGCGGGAGGTCAACCTTTTACACGAACCGCCCCCGCTACAACTGCGGCCATTTCTGGCGAATCGTTGCACTATATTAAACGTGCGTTGTCAGATATTGCAAATGCGTCGCCCGCTAGCGGCATTGGCAAAGACACACAAGCCGCCGCTAGAAACGTATTGACAGATTATTTAAAAGTAATTGAAAGCCCTGAAGTATTACCTGTTTATGGCGCGGCTCGGCAAACTTTTGCAAAAATGTCTGAGCCTGTTAACCAAGCACAAGTTCTTAACGAAATGCTTTCTGTGCTTCAAAAGCCAGGTGGCGGCGAACGTGTTCAACCATTTTTAAACGCCCTTGGACGTGGTGAAGAAGCACTTTTAAAGCGCTCAACTGGTCAGCCGCGTTACACTGAATTAGGTCAAGTTTTGACTGAACCACAAATGGGCGCGGTACAAAAAGTCGCTGGTGAAATGACGCGCGAAGTGCAAATGGCTACGCAAGCTAAAGCAGGTCAAAATGCGTTAACGGAAATTTTAAGCCGCAACTCACAAAGCGCTAAGAAGTTTATCCCTAACTTTATCGACGCCAAAGCGGCGATTGCACGCGAGACAACGTCATTGCTTGAAGGCAAAGTTAACGAAAAAACAATCGGTCTTTTAACTGACGCGTTTGAAAGTGGTAAAAGTCTTTCTACCTTGTTAAACAAAATCCCGTTTAAAGAGCGCAATGAAGTTTTACGTGCGATTGGCGATGCCCAAGGTCGGTTAAGCCCCGCTAAGTTAACTGCGTTAGGATTAAGCGCAAACGCGCTTGCGCCTGAAGTACAGGATAAAAATGCTTTAGCGCCATACCGCGTTGATTTAACCGGAATGGCCAACCCATAATGGAATCTCAAGTTTTATTCAACATTGCGGTCAGTCTTGCAGGGTTCTTAGGTGGCTGGGTGCTGAACAACATCTACCGATCACTGGAGCGCTTGGACACAGATGTTCGAGCCATGCCTTTGAACTACGTCACCCGCGATGATTACCGCGCTGACATGCGTGAAGTTAAAGAAATGCTTGGTAAGATTTTTGATAAACTAGACAATAAAGTGGATAAATGAGTTGGCTTCTTGTGGTGATGTTAATACCACAAGTTTCTGAATACCGCTGTGTGCGGTGGGCGTGGACAGGTGATGTATACAATCGCAAAGTAGTATGCCTTAAGTGGGAAAAGGTTGAGCGAAAATGATAGATCCCTTAATCGCCCTAGAAGGGCTACAAAGCGCGATTGGACTTGTCAAAAAGGCAAGCAAGGTTGCTAACGATCTAGCGGGCCTAGCGCCTATGATCGCCAAGTTGTTTGACGCCAAAAGCGTGGCCACCAGATCCATGGTTGAGGCCAAGCGCTCTGGCAACAAGTCTAACCTTGGCGTAGCACTGCAAATTGAGATGGTGCTTGATGAGGCCAGACGTTTTGAAGCTGAGTTGATGTTGCTCTTTCAAGCCACGGGCCGCGTAGACGTGTGGAACAAAATTAAAGAACGCCAGCAACAGATGGACGTTGAAGATGCGCATCTAGCGCGCCAAGCCAAGGTTGACGAAAAGAAACGCAAAGAAGATGAAGCCGAGCAGATGGCGTGGGCGGTTGGTATTGTTGTCATCGTTATGTTAATTGGCGCTGTTGGTTGGGGTATTGCTGAGATTAGCGATATATGCGCCCGATCAAGGTGTGGGCGGTGAATGAGTACCAAAAGCAATTTGACCTGTTTCTCAAAGTGTTTGTACGCTTGTGCATCGCTTGGTGGGTGCTTGGACTGCTTCGCTTCCTGCCTGACGACTTGTCAAATAAGATTGTCAATAAACTACTAGGGATGATTGGACTATGAGTGATGAAAAAGAATCTGCAAAAAGCGCTTTGATTGAGAAGATCACGTTTGCCCTCCTGCCATTGCTGTTTTCATGCGTGGTATACCTTATGTCTTCACTATCCAATCTGGCGCACGAAGTAACGATCTTGAACAGCAAGATTAGTTTAGTCGTAACCAGCGACAACAAGCAAGCCACTAACACCGGCGCTGAACTGGCGCGCGAACGATTGCGCCAAGACTTGTCGTTAGAAATCCAAAAGAACCGTGACGACATCCAATACAACCGCCAAAAAATTGCCATCATTGAAACTAAATTGGAGCGAAAATAATGTTGACACTACTATCTACACTTATTTCATTTTTGATGGGTGGTCTGCCCAAGTTGTTGGATTTTTTTCAAGACCGCGCCGACAAGCTGCATGAGCTGGCACTGGCTCAAATGCAGATCACCCGTGAGCTTGAGCTGCGCAAAGCGGGCTTTGAGGCCCAAGAGCGCATCGAGCATATCCGTTCTGAGCAGTTGGAAACCGAAAGCGCGGCGGCCACTAGCCAAGCCATCATTGGCGCGCAACAGGCCGAGATGCAAGCCATTTACGCCCATGACACAAGCCTGAACGAAGGCACGTCCACTTGGATGAAGAACCTTCGCGCCAGCGTTCGCCCAGTTATTACCTATGGGTTCTTTTTTCTGTTAGTCTTTGTTGACGTTGGCCTGTTCGCCTACGGCTGGAACCGAGGCGTGGCCTTTACAGAGTTGGCTGACATGCTATGGGACTCTGACACCCAAGCGCTGTTTGCCAGCATCATAGCGTTCCACTTTGGCGGTCGGGCGTTTGGCAAATGAATGTCTCGCCCAAAGCCATTGAGATGATCAAGCACCATGAGGGTGTTCGATTTAAACCATACCAGTGCCCAGCAAAGCTGTGGACAATAGGAGTAGGCCATGTTCTTTACCCAAATCAAGGCAAGATGCCAATCGATCAAAGAGGCGCTTATGCGCTTTACCCAGAAGATAACCGAGCGTTTTCAAAAGACGAAGTAGATGCAATTCTTCGAATCGATCTGGATCGCTTTGAGCGAGGCGTGGAGCGTTTCTGCCCTGTCCCTCTTACACAAGGGATGTTTGATGGCCTTGTGTCTTTTAGTTTTAATGTCGGTCTGGGAACACTACAGCGTTCGACGCTTCGTCAAAAAGTTCTTCGGCTTGACAAAGAAGGCGCAGCCGAAGAACTTTTAAAATACTGCATGGGTGGTGGCAAGGTCTTAAAAGGCTTGCAAAACCGCCGCATAGACGAGCGCGCGCTATTCCTTAGCTAGCGCCCTGTAAGCCTCAATGGCCGTCTTCAGGTCGCATTGCAACTGCTGAATAATGTCGTCCTGCTCGCACAGCTTGACGTAGCACTCGCCGGCAAAGTCAACCAAAGTTTCGCGTTCCCAAATGTCAAACTTGGGCATTTGAATTTGTCGTTTACGCCATCCGCTAGTCATTGGTTTCTTTCTTTAAAAACGTGGAGTAATACTTGGCCGGCATCTTGGCGTTCTTATCCAGTTGTTTGCGCAGCCATTCAGCGCCCCCAAGTTCTTGCAAGATCATCCAATGTCTGTCAGACATTCGGACTTGTCGTCCCAATAGAGGTTCAGGTGGTTTGGGGCGCGGCATTTATCTGACTCTCCTAAGCTCAAACGCTTTCTCAGGGGGCGGGGGCACCATGCCTTCGCTGGGCGGTGTCCAGCCATGCTCACGCCAGAGCGCCTGCACGTCTGAGCCGCGCTGGTAGTTAAATGCGCGGTCTTGCAGACTCTTGCTTGGGTAAGTCACTTTGGTGCCTTCTGGGGGTGTCCAATTGATCATTGTGTTGCTCCTTTAAGTAGTTCTAATCTTTCCCTTGCTACGCGCAGGGTGTTGTAGCGCTGGTGAAGGCGCTGAAGCATGGTGACGCGCTTTGCGCCCTCACGTTCCTCGTTAAGCAGCATAAGGACGTCTTCCTCGCTCATCCTGCTAAGTTCGTTGTTAAGGCTTCGCCAAGTGTTTGTCAATTTTTCTCTCCAGGTCAATAATTGTTGCGCGCACGCGCATAAGCGCCCGCACTGCGGCGTTGGCTTCTCGGTCGCGTATGCGCCGTTCTGCGTGGGCCACTTTAAGTTTGGCTTTCCATTGGTCAATTCGTTTCATTTGAGTGCTTCCTGTAGTCCGGCCAAGCCATTGACGCGCTTGCCATTGATAAAAATATGGGGTAAGTCAGGGCTAGACTCCATGTCCATCTCAACATAGTTAATGTTCTTAGCCCTCAAAAGCTGTTTGACTTCCGTGCAATCAGGGCATTTGCGCTTGGTGTAGATCACTACTTCCATGGTTTTCCAATAATAAGGTTGCCCTTTCATAATGTTTTCACGCTCAATGCGGTCAAACTCGTCGTCTTCGTCGGTGTGGATCATGTGTTGCGCTCCTTTAAAGCTTGTTCAATAGCTCTGGCAAAATCGTTTTCGTTGTAATACGGCGAAGTTTTGTGCCAAATGTTATCAATCTCATCATCGGTCAACTTTTTCCAAGGGCGGACATATTCCTGAATGTCATCGTCATTTTGTTTCATCTTGGTGCGTCCTCATGGTTATCGGGGTTGAACTTGGGCACTTTGTTGCCCTTGTCTTTGGGGTTTGGAAAAGGCGGGAATGGCCACATTATTTAAGTTCCTCCATTGCAATGTCAGATATGGCGCGCTTGTCATGCAAGGCCGCCCAAATTTTTTCGTCTACCGTTTTACTGGTCAGCATCACGTAGCACCACACAGCGTGTTTCTGCCCGCTGCGGTGCAAACGACCAATGGTCTGTTCGTATAGTTCCAAACTCCACGGCAATGACAAAAACACCATGTGACAGCCGCCGTGTTGGAGGTTGAGGCCGTGGCCTGCTGACTTCGGATGGACGGCCAGTAGCCTGATTTTTCCATCATTCCATCGCTTGATGGCGTCGGTATCGTCAAGGGTTTGTAAGTGTCCAAAGCGTCGCTTGAGTTCGGCAAGTTCTTCTTGGTAGTTGTACACAATAATAGTGTTGGCATGCTGGTTCTCGTCAAGTAATTCTTCAAGGCGTTCAAACTTGTGCAGGCTGTACCAAATCGGGCGCTGGGTGGATTTAAACTTGCCTGGTGAGTCAGACGGCGTGGTCTTTGTGTCGTAAACAAACCCCGACGCCAGTTGTTGTAGCTTGCCCGTAACAACGGCGGCGTTGACGGCTGTGATGCCTTCCAACACAAAGTCTTTCTTCATCGTGTTGTAGGGCGTCAGATCCATGGTGCAGGCCAGTTCCACAGTATGTAAAGGCGGCAACTTGTCCTTATACTCACCTGCTTCTAAGACAAATGTGGCAGGCTTGATCACGTTCATTACCTTCTCAAGCGACCCTACACGCGGCGCCCATTCGCCAAACTCCTTGTTAATCAGCACAAAGTACGTCTGCATGAACGCGCCTTTGCTGCGCCCTAGCAATGACTGATCGACGATCTTGCACTGGCCAAAGACGTCTTCAAGGCCGTTGCTGGTGAACGAGCCGGTCAAGCCCCAGCGAACGGTCATGGGGTCAACCACTTTGAGGAACGCTTTGAAGCGTGTGCCGGATGGGTTCTTCAGGCGCGTCAGTTCGTCAAACACCACGCCGTCAAAGTTTAGCTTCTGCTCGGCCAGCCACTGCAAGTTGTCGTAGTTGGTCACAACCACTTGGGCGGGGCTTTTAAGGGCGTCTAAGCGCTGTTTTGGTGTCCCAACGCACAAATTCATGCTCAAGCGGTCTGCCCATTTGGGGCGCTCGACTGGCCACACGTCGGTGCAGACGCGCTTGGGCGCCAGCACCAGCCAGCGCTTGACATGCCCGTCGCGGATCATTTCCCACATGGCCGTCAGTGTGATGGCGGTCTTACCCGCACCCACTGGCGCCAAGATCATGGCGCGGTCATGCTCAAAGAGAAAGTCAGCGGCTGTCTCTTGATAGGGTCGTAATGAAACCATCAATTTGTTCCTTAGTCCATAAACATGTGTAGTTCTGATTCAACAACAGCATGTCCACCTCAAATAATTTTTGCAGTTCTGACAATCTGCCGCCTTTGGTTTTCAATTCCACAAACCAAGTTTGGCCATCGGGTAAACACGCAATGCGATCTGCTACACCTTTGCGTCCGGGCGAAGTAAACTTCCAAGTCCGGCCACCGATGCGCTGCACAGCCCAATCAAAATAAATTTCAATTTCTTTTTCTCGCATGCCGTAAAGTATACATGTAAAAAAGATTTGCACAACAATTATTTCTGTGCTAATATTCAATTTCAATTCAATAAAGGAGAGTCAAATGGACATTAGAGTAGAAGCAGATCAACAAGGGTCTAGCGTTACATTAAGCGAATATGAAGGTGGCATTTGGATTAGCGTCCATCGCCATTGTGGTTACGCCAGCACAAACCTTACGCGAGCGCAAACAGAACAGTTGCGTGACGCTCTTATTGCTTTAACGGAGACATCAGATGCAACACAGTAACATCGTCGGTGGCTCTACAGCCAAGCGCGTCATCAACTGCCCAGGCAGTGTGGCGCTGGTGCAAAAAATGCCGCCAAGGCCATCCAGCAAATACGCTGACGAAGGTACACTCCTTCACAATGTCATGGCCGAACTCATCATGGGCGACGAAGCTCCTGAGCATTACCTTGGCTCACGCTATGAAGACCAAGTTCTGACGCAAGAATTGATTGATACTAAAATCAAACCGGCATTGGAGGCATTAGATGCAATCGATCCTGAACGAATCATGGAAATCGAGGCCGAGACAAGCGTCAATTTTGGTAACTTGCTTGACGGTGTTTTTGGGTCTACTGACCTTATTGGTCGTATTGGCAATCGCGCTGTTGTACTGGATTGGAAATTCGGTGACGGCGTTATGGTCGAGGTTGAGGAAAACCCGCAACTGATGTTCTACGCCGCCGCTGCTATGCGTACCAAAGAAGCGCAGTGGGCGTTTGATGGCGTGACTGAGATTGAGATGGTCATTGTCCAGCCGCCTGAGATACGCCGCTGGGTGACAACGCCTGAGCGCATCGCCAAGTTTGAATTGGAGTTGGTGCAGGCCGTTAAGCAAGCCGAGAAGCCTGACGCAAAGCTGGCCGTGGGCGATCACTGCAAGTGGTGCGCGGCCAAGCCCATCTGCCCCAATATGACAGGCGCTGCCGACCGTGCGCTTAAGGTGCAAATTGAAGCGTTGCCAGCACCGCAGATCAGCGACTATCTTAAAACCGCTGACATGCTAGAAGATTGGATCAAAGACTTGCGCGCCCTTGCATTGCAGATGCTTGAGTCTGGCGCTAAGTTGCCCGAATACAAACTGGTGGCCAAGCGTGCCATCCGGTCATGGTCAGACGACGAAAAAGCAAAGATTGCTTTGTTTGCCTATGGCCTCACAGAATCTGAAGTGATGGAGACTACTGTCGTCTCCCCCGCCAAGGCCGAAAAGGCGCTCAAAAAGCGCAAGATCGGCCTACCGGAAGACCTCGTGGTCGCCATCTCGTCAGGTAACACTTTGGCAAGCGCGGATGATCCGCGCCCCGAAGTGATGCTCTTGGGCTCCCACTTGCGTGGAGCTTTATCTAAACTACAGTAAGGAAAAATCATGTCTAATTTAGTAACCTTCTCTCAAGCTAATCTCCCCGCTGTTTCTACTTTGTCTAGCGCTTTGCGTTCGATCCAAGCCGAAGTTGGCCCGTCTGGTGTTGTCATTATTAAGATGGACAAAACTGGCCACTGGGTCTTTGGTGCAGATCAAACCGAAGTTGAGGACGACGCTGTCTGGGCAGTCAACCCTTTCTCATTCGTGCATGGTTTCATCGCTTGGGGCGATGGCGAAGTGTTGGGCGAGAAAATGACCAGCGTGAGCAACCCACTGCCTGAGTTGGATGAGGCACCGCCCCAAGCCAAAAAGGGTTGGGAAACTCAGGTCGGTATGTCCATCAAGTGCATATCAGGCGAAGACAAAGGCATGGAAGCGCGTTTCACCACCACGTCAGTGGGCGGCAAGCGTGCGGTTCAAACCTTGGCCGTGGCCTTGGCCGAGCAGGTCGAGAAAGACCAAACCAAACCAGTGCCAATCGTGCGTCTGAAGAAAGACCACTACGCCCACAAATCCTACGGCAAAATTTACACGCCAGTGTTTGAAGTTGTCGAGTGGGTAAGCATGGATGGTGAAAAGCCCAAGGCCGATGAGCCAGCTTGGCCAACTGCCGAGCAGGAAGCTGCCAAAGCGCCTGCACGTCGCCGCCGCGCTGCGTAACTTTTCTGATGGGCGTTATGAGCGCCCATTGGAAAGGAGACGCCAATGCTTTGGTTAGATTTTGAAACGCGCAGTATGTGCGACCTACGCGCCAAAGGCGTGTACAACTATGCGCAGGATGCCAGTACCGATGTGCTGTGCATGTCCTACGCGTTTGACGATGAAGACGTGGTGACGTGGACGCCTGCCCAGCCATTCCCCGAGCGCGTACGCAACTACACCGGCCAGATCAGGGCGCACAACGCGGCGTTCGAGCGTTTGATCTTTTGGTACGTGTTGCAGATCAATTTTAAATTGGAGCAATTCTATTGCACTGCAACACAAGCCCGCGCCAACTGCGCGCCTGGCAGTCTGGAGGACGTTGGCCGCTTTGCTGGCGCGTCCATGAAGAAAGATCACAGAGGCGCGCAACTGATCCGCTTGATGTGCGTGCCGCCATTCAAAGACTCGCCAGAACTCATGGCCGAGATGATTAAATATTGCGAGCAAGACGTGCGCGCCATGCGTGCAATCAGCAAGGGCATGCGTGACCTTAGCGCAGAAGAATTAGAAGACTATCACGTCAACGAACAGATCAACGACCGAGGCGTGCTGGTGGACGTGCCGCTGTGCCACGCCGCAGTTAAGTACGCGTCAGACGAGTTGATCGAGATCGAGGAAATTGTCAAGGAAGTGACCAACGGCGCTATTGCTAGCGTCCGGTCGCCACGCATGCGCGAGTGGGTACTTGAGCGCGTAGGCGACGAGGCCAAGAAGTTGATGGAAAAAGACGGCAAATATTCCATCGACAAAACAGTTCGTGCAAACCTTTTATTGATGGAGAACCCCGATGAAGTCCCAGCCGACGTCCAAGAAGTCATCCAATGCGCAGACGACCTTTGGGCGTCGTCAGTCGCAAAATTTAGCCGACTCGCAGCTTTGGCAGATGAGGAGGACGCGAGAGTTAGAGGAGCTTTCGTATTCGCTGGAGGGTCTGCGACAGGCCGAGCGTCTTCGTATGGCGCGCAGGTTCACAACTTCACCCGAAAGTGCGCCGAAGAACCCGACGATGTCCGTCACGCAATGGTGCGAGGCCATGCAATCGTGCCAAGGTATGGAAAGCGCGTTACCGATGTTCTTAAAGGAATGCTCCGACCTGCAATCATCCCAGCCGAAGGCAAGCACCTTGTCGTCGCCGACTGGGCAGCCATCGAAGCCCGAGTCAACCCGTGGCTCTCAAGCCGAGGTCAAAACAAATTGGATCTCTTTAAATCCGGCGAAGACGTCTACAAAGTCAACGCCGCCGCCACCTTCAACATTCGCATCGATGACGTCACCAAGGATCAGCGCCAGATTGGAAAGGTACAGGAACTTGCGTGTGGGTTTGCTGGAAGCGTTGGTGCATTTGCTGCCATGGGCCGCGCTTACGGTATTAGTCTTCCAGAGCCTGTGGCCAAGCGAATGGTTGATGGCTGGCGCCGTGCTAATCCTTGGAGCGTACCTTACTGGTCGGCTTTAGAGGAATCCTATACCCGCGCCATGCGAAACAAAGGGCGCGAGTTTAAGGCTGGCCGTATAACATATTTATATGATGGCCTGCACCTATGGTATGCCCTACCCTCTGGCCGCATTTTGTGCTACCCCTATGCCAAATTGGAATCAGAGGGCGTCAGTTATGCCAAAGCGGCATGGAAGCCAGCGCAAGATGCAAAAGAATGGCCACGCGCCCGTCTGTGGAAAGGCTTGGCATGTGAAAATGTAACGCAGGCAGTGGCCAACGATTTGCTTCGCCACGCCCTGCGCCAACTCGACGACGTTGTGTTGCATGTGCATGATGAAATTGTGCTTGAAACCGCAGACCCCTACGCCGCAGAAAAATTAAAACGTGTGATGTGTACAGCGCCGGCGTGGGCAGATGGCCTACCCTTGAACGCTGAAGTAGAAACTATGACCCGCTACGGAAAAGGCTGACATGAAACTTATATCTGAAATAACAGTTAGCAGAACAAGCATGGGGTTTAGCCCCGCGTATTGGGCGCCTGTTTTAAAAATAAATTACGGTGTAGCGCGCCGGTATCGGTTGGGCGGTTGGGATTTCTTTGGGTTTTTTGACCGCACAGAAACAGAGTGGGAAAGCGAATGGTTGACCGTGCAGGTCATTCAATAATAAACATAAGGCAACAACATGAATTTCTTAGATTTTTTAATTTCTTTGGCGCCCGAGGGTGAGACTGCGCTGATCGTGCGCCAGAAGCCCATTGGCAAAGAACTGCAATTCCACGCAGACGGCGCGATCAAATGCACATGGCCGGCTATGTTGCCTACCGCACGGATCAAAGACGACTGGGCGATTTACGGCAACACGGCGTCATTCATTATTGACCGCTTCAAAGATGGCCACGTCAGCGCCAGTGCTGCCAACTGCGAGTACGTGCTTGTGATGGTGCTGGACGACGTAGGCACCAAAGCCAAAGTGCCACCAATCGAGCCGACTTGGAAAATGGAAACCTCAGAGGGTTCATTCCAGTGGGGCTATGCCTTCTCAGAACAACCTACAAAGGCCGATTTTGCCGCCGCCATTAAAGCCATCGCCGATGCGGGCTACACCGACAAGGGCGCGATCAATGCCGTGCGCAACTTTCGACTGCCTGGTTCGATTAACTTGAAACCAGACCGCAACAACTTTGCGTCTAAACTTGTCGAGTTTTATCCAGAGCGCGACTTCACGCTTGAGCAAATCTGCACTGCCCTTGATGTAGTGCCTGCACCTGCTGACTCGGTGGGCGTGCGTCCCATTCGATTGTCAGACGATGGCGCTGACGATGTGATGGCGTGGCTGTCTGGCAAAGGTTTGCTACTGTCCAAGCCCAACGCTGAGGGCTGGGCGGGCGTGATGTGTCCCAACTCAGCCGAGCATACGGACGGCAACCCTGAAGGCCGTTACATGCCCGCCAACCGCGCCTACTGTTGCCTGCATAGCCACTGCGTCGAGTTTGGCTCTAGCGCGTTTCTTGAGTGGGTGTCCGAGAATGGTGGCCCCAAGCACGCCCACGGCTTGCGTGATGAGCTGCTGGCCTTGGCTATGGACGCGGCCTTATCAAAATTGACGCCGTCCGACATGTTTACCGATGACGCCGCCGCCGTGGTCGCCGAAGTTGAGCGCAAAGAACTAGGCCGCATTGAGAAGGCGCAGTGGTATGAGCGCTTCGCCTACATTCAGGATGATGAGTCCTATTTTGATATGCAAGACCGCCGCGAAGTATCAAGGTCAACTTTTAACGCCTTGTTTCGTCACATCAAATGCAACTCAATCCACGGCAAGAACCCCAAGGTCGAGGCGTCAATCTGCTTTGATGAAAATCGTCAAAAGCATGGTGCGAAGGCGCTTGTCGGTATCACTTACGCCGCAGGCGAGTCAGTCATTGTCGCCCGTGATGGCGACCTTTACGGCAATCGCTGGCGCGATGCGCGGCCAACTGTTGCCGCCGGTGACGTGACGCCGTGGCTTGAGCATTGCAAAACGCTTGTGCCTGACGCTGACGAACTGGAACACATCTTTAACGTGATGGCCTTTAAGGTGCAACACCCCGAGATTAAAATCAATCACGCCGTGTTGCATGGCGGCGATCAAGGCTCAGGCAAGGACACCATGTGGGCACCCTTTATCTGGGCGGTCTGTGGTGAGCATTTAAAGAATCGCGGCCTGCTAGATAACGACACCATGTCGTCGCAGTTTGGCTACGCCCTTGAGTCTGAGATTCTCATTTTGAATGAACTCAAAGAGCCGGACGCAAAAGAACGCCGCGCGTTAGCTAATAAATTAAAGCCAATCATTGCCGCCCCGCCTGAGATGCTGACAGTGAACCGCAAGGGTCTGCATCCCTACCAGATGGCAAACCGCGTGTTCGTGTTGGCGTTCTCTAATGACCCCGTGCCGATTTCGCTTGACTCTCAAGACCGCCGGTGGTTTTGCGTTTGGTCGCACGCCCCGCGCATGACCCCCCAAGCTGCGGAGAAAATGTGGAGGTGGTACAAGTCGGGCGGCTTTGCTGCAATCGGCGGCTGGCTTGCGTCCCGTGATGTAACGGCCTTTAACGCGGGCGCGCCTCCAATGATGACTGAATTTAAAATGAACCTTGTCGAGCATGGGATGAGCATGGCAGAGAGTTACCTTGTCGAGCTTAT